TAAGATTCTTCACCGCGAGCCATTTTTTCTGCATGCATCAATTGTGCATCAGACATAGCCATTTTAGTTTTCTGACGATTAGAATATATCTTTGCGCCAGCTTGCATAGCAATCTTTGCTAGACTAAACCAAGCCATATTAGTACCAGGTAGCTTTAACTGGTTTCTTATCAGCTCTCATTCTTTTAGTTCCTTTAACATCTACTGTTTGTGATGTTAATGGATCAGTAGCTTTGATAGTAACACCACCTGTTTGGTAACCATCTTTGCCAACGCCAAGTTCTTTTTCAACTTTAACGTCTTTATTCATGAATGTTGAACCTTTTGTCCAATCTTTGCTCATATTTATCTCCTTGTGTTAATTATACCTATTTTTTTTTAAAATTTCTACCAAAATCGTGAATTTTGCTAGCATCAGACATTTGTTGTTTAGCTAATGACACTCCTGCACGCAATCCAGCTAATTCTTCGTTCTGTTCTAGCTTATCTTCGTGTTGTTCTTGGTTCATCATAGCTTTCATCTTGTCTATGTTGATTCTTTCCTGTCCTTCTTCTTCTTTTCGTTGATTTTCTTGTGCTCGAAGGTCAATTTCTCTACCTTTTAACCTTAATAATGGGTCTCCACCAAATTCACCACTGATTTTTTCTTCTTCTTTAGCATAATCAGCTGTCATTTCTGCAATTAACACTGCTTTTCTAGCTTCAATAGCGTTAGATAGTTGTTGAATTCTTCTTTGACCAATTGGATCTTGAGGATTTTGCATTAACATTTGAATTTCTTGTAATTCAGTTACAAATTCTAATTGAACTTGCTCTTGTGCCATTAAAGAAATGTGTTCAAGGTTATTTTTTTGTAATAACATCATAGCCATTGGATTATTTTGTACCATATTGATTCCCATAAAATTTAAATGGGCATCAATGTGAGCTTTGTGATCTTGACCACCAAACGCTTTAAATGGTTTTCCACTAATAGCCATAATATTTTCTAAAGCTGGGTCCATTGGTTGCGGTTGTGGAGGAGGAGGTAAAATAGCGTTAATGTTTTTTACACCTAATGCCTCATACATAGATCTATAAGCTTGATACAAGTTATGAATTTTTGGATTTGATTGAGCTAATTGTAATTGAGATTGTGCCATTGATATTCTTTGAGTTTGTGAAAATATGTTTGGATCAGCTACAGGTAAAATATCTATTCTCTCATCAAAGTCTTGAACTTTAATTTCTCTAGATGCATTTGGTACATCGTAAGGATAAACTGGTGGTAAGTAAGTTTTGAATACATTAGATAATAATTTAAATTCTTCTTTTAAACCTACGTATAATCTTTTGTGTATAGCTGACATTACCCGCGATCCACGTTCCAATAACGCCACTGTAGTACCCACGGCTGCTGATTGGTTCATATCGCCTACTTGTGCATCTGCGATGGACGCGAAGCGTTGACCTGCTTGAACACAAATACCCATTAATTGTAATAATGTTGCATTCGGTCCTTTGAATGGTAATTGCATAAACTGATCTGCGATCGCTCCTGATGGAGAATCAACATCTCTAAATTCACCAGGTTGTAATGGTTGTGCATCATCTCTAATTCTTACACCTCTAGTTTTAAATCCTGCTGGTAAGTTTGCTAAAGTACCTGCATCTAATAACTGTCTTAATGCAGCTGTTGCAGTTCTAGTTAAACCACCGATCATGTGAATTAAACCAAAGCCATAAAAACCTGTGCCAGGTAAAAATTTAAATTGTACAAAGTAATTAATTTTTTTCTTTAAAGGATCTTTTTGTTCATAGTTTCTTCTAATAGATAAAATTTCATTATTAGCTGTATCTACAGTTATAACATAAGGAAGTTTAATTCCTGTTGGCTCACCGTCGTCTGGATTAACATCTTCATAACCCTCTAAATCTAAATCCATATGAAACTCTAATAGAGTATACATATCTTCATAACCATTTTGAGTTACACCTTCTAACTCTTGTTCTTTTTCTTTTATTTGATTTTGAGTTACTGGTGGTTCACCTAATTCTATATCTCTATAAAATCCTGATACTTGTTGTTTTCTTAATTCGTTTTCAGACATTTTAATAACATGTACAACTGCTTCTGCGTCTTCTAATGAAGTTGCAGAATAAGGAACAACTAAATCATCAGAATGAACAAATTTAGAAACGGCTCTACCTAAAAGATCGTCATAATAAACTTTCTTAAATGTAGAGCCGGACAGGGGTAGATAGAAAAGCATTTGATCAAACTCTGGTTCATATTCTTTCATTTGATCCATAAGTTGATAATTCATAAAATCTTTAACTCTAGTGGCTTGATCTTGTTTAGCAGGTGTAACTGTTCCTAAAATCTGTGCTCGAACAGGACCGTCTGCTGGTAATAATTCTTTGTAAGCTGTTGCTTGAAATTGTGCTACTGCTTCTGCTAACACAGGATGTGTAACAGAACTCGCACCTCTGAAAGGTTGTGTTCTTCTTTGATATTTAAAACCTAATAAATCTAAACCTTCTCTGTAACTTTGTGCCCAATCTTCTCTTGATTGTTTATATTCTTCGTATTTGTCAGATAAGTTTTGAGCTAATTCTCCTAATAAACCCTCATCTAAAAACTCTGCTAAATTAGCAAAATGATCTTCACCGTCTTCCGGTGTAACTGCATTAGGATCAAAAGAAACTTCAGCACCACCTTCTTGGTCCATTTCTATTTCTACTGGACCACCTTCGGTTTGTACTTTTTCTATTTTTTCTTGTTGTTCTTGAACAAGTTCATCTGCGCCTGGAACTTCTACAGTTGTTTTTTCTGTAATTGATTTATCTACTGAATCTACCATTCCCTATCCTATCTTGATTTAAATAATGTTTCAACACCTGATGTCTCAATACCAGTTATTTTTATGCTAGTCAATTCCATTATGCTGATATTCCCATCTGCTCTTCTTCTTCTGCTTTGTATGCTTCATACGCTTCTGGATCATTTTCTTTCATGTCATTAATTCTGTCAATTTCACCAGCAGCAAAATTTATATAATCTTTACCTAATCCTAAAGCTGTTATGCCTGCTCCTACAGGTGTTAGTGATCTAGCTAGTTTAGCACCACCTAATAAACTTGCAAGTCTTGTACTTCCTAAAGCTTTATTAACTCCTCCTGTTAAAAGGAGTTCTGCTCCTACTCTTTTATCAATTGTGGCATCAGCTAAATCTTCTCCTTCACTTAAATTTCTAGCGATTGTAGACCCTGCTAAAAGTCCACCGGCAACCGGAGTTCCAAGTGTTCCTAATACATTCATTAATAAACCACGACCTACTTTTGTTGCAACTGTAGCTGTACCTGCTAAACTTTTCATTGGATTATCTTTTATCCAATTTAAAATTTTACTTTGTGATTCAATCTCATCAGTTCCTGATTTAACAATAGCTCCTATTTCAGGATTGTATGTAATACTAGGTTCACTTGCTTCAGCTGTGCCTACAAGTTCACCTGCTAAGTTTATTGCGCCAGTTCCTATGACAGCTGCTAATCCTAATTTTCCACCTTTGTCAAAAGCATTTACTATTTTAGATAAAGTGCTTCTTGTAATATTTTTATTATCCAATGCTTTTCTAACTGGAGAATCTGCTGGTTCGTTGTCATAAAGTAATTTAAGTTTATTAACAAAGTTTTTTTCTGATTGAGTAGCAAATTTTTTTTGTTCTTTTACATTTTTACCAATAACATTTAAATCACCAGTGGTTGTTTTTTTAACTGTGTTATCAGCAAACCCCGCACCTGGAGCTTTAACAGCTTCTTGTCCATAAATATTAGAAAACTTTCCTGTCTTTTCATCCATTAAAACACCATTTAAATTTCTATCACTTTTTTCAATTAAATCAGTAATATCATTGTTAAAGGCACTTATCTTTAACTGTTCTGTTTTTGGAATAGTTTTTCCTTTATATTTATCTGCTATTAGATTTTGTTTTTTATAAATAGACTCTAGTGCTTTCTCAAAAGGTTTAACTAATTCTTGATTTACATTTCGCGTATCAAATCCTAGACTTTCTAAAGGATAATCTACACCTAATTTAACTAATTGTTTTAGACTAGCTCTATGAGCCAATTCAAACTTTCCTTTTTTAGAATACAGATCACCAATTTTTCTTTCTGTAACGGGTTTAGAAGTTTCTGTAATAAACTTTCTTCTTTCTTTTTGTTTAAATTTTTTATAAGCTTTACCTTCATAGGTTGGAGAGGGATATTCTAAATTTTTTCTTTTTTTGTATTTTTCAGTTTGCAAGGTAACTTGTTTAAAAGTTATACCGTGTTTTTTAGCCAATTCTTGTTTACCTAAAACTCCAGCTTCTTTTGCTGCAGTGCTATTTAAAGGATATTTAAATTGTTTTTCTAAATCTTTAATAAAAGCTTTTTGTTCAGGAGATCCTTCAGGAAAGGGATTAATACTGTCTAAATATTCTTTAGAAGCTCCTGTTCCAAAAGCATCTAAAGATTTGTAGTAAAGTATTTTTCCTTGATTAGTTTTTTTAGGAAACCTATAAACAGAAGTCGGTGTTTCTCTTCCAATACGTTCAGACATTATCTTTTCTCCACGAACATTGTAGCAAGACCACCTTTAGCAAATCCATAATCAGATGCATAACCACCAC